TATGAAGCACTTTGTGCGTTCGCCTTTGGCTCAGTCAATGGACGGCGATTTCGACACTGGTAACGTTCGTTACAAGTCTCGTGAGCGTTACAGCTTCGGCTGGTCTGACCCATTGGGCATGTTTGGCTCTGCCGGTGCTTAATATTTCTTAGGAAATATATGGAGAAGGGGGCTTGCGCCCCCTTTTCTTTTGTTGTATATTGCTTTTAACCCGGGCTTATCCGGTGCATTAGACAGTCCCGGCTGACGACATACAGACTGATGCACTTAACTTGTATGTAAGGAAAAATCATGGCAAATACCACGTTCAATGGCCCAGTGCGGTCGCAAAACGGTTTTCAAACTGTTTCAATTGATGCAACTACCGGCGCAGTCACCACAACTGCTACCCTTGGCGTTACTACTAGCGTTACTAATTTAACTACTACAAATCTGGTTTTTACTGACCAAAACCACCCTAGCACTGCCGCGATTAACGCTACCGCAACAGCTACCGCAGCACAAGTTGCGACTGGCTATATCACTTCCACTTCAGCAGCCGCCACGACCATTACGCTGCCAACAGGAACACTGCTTGGTGCAGCCTTGGGTGCTACTGCTGGTACCGTGATGGACTTGTATGTTGATAACACCGCTGGCGCATCAACTGTGACTATTGCTGTAGCTACAAACGGTATTAAATCCGATGCAGCCAATACCACTGCGGCAAGTTTTGGTCAGCTAACAGTGGCTTCTGGTGTAACAGGTTTGGCCCGTTTTACCATTATGTTTTCTAGCGCCACTGCATACGTGTTTACTCGTACAGCTTAATCAACCCAAGGGGCTTTGGCCCCGTTTTTAAAGGAGATTGATTATGATGCAGACAGACGTAAAAGCAGCGCATCTAAGCGCGGCGGGTTCGTTTATAGCGGGGCGCACGCGCCTCAAAGGTATTGTGGTCAGCCCCAAAGCTACAACAGCGGCTACATTTGAAATCCGTGATGGCAGCGCCACTGCCGCCGTGCTGTTTACAATGGATATTGCCAGCGTTGCTACCCCGGTGAACTTTAATATCACAATACCCGGTGAAGGTATTGTGGCAACCACAGGACTGTACCTAACAACCAGCGTTGGTACGGTTGTAGGTATTGAAGTGTTCTATGGCTAAGAGTCCAGCATGGCAGAGGAAAGAGGGCAAGTCCGAGAAGGGCGGCTTGAACGACAAAGGTCGCGCCTCTGCGAAAGCGCAAGGCATGAATTTGAAACGTCCCCAGCCGGAAGGCGGCTCCCGGCGCGATTCTTTTTGCGCAAGGATGAGTGGGATGAAGAAGAAATTGACAAGCGAGAAGACGGCCAACGACCCGGACTCACGGATCAACAAAAGCCTACGGGCGTGGAATTGTTAACATGACCGACCACACCGAAAATGTAAAACACGTTATTGACGCGCTGTCGATTGCAACCGTTATAGGGACATTGGCAGACATGCTTCCATCAGTCGCAGCATTATTCACGATTGTGTGGACATCTATTCGCATTTGGGAAACCGAAACCGTTAAACGGTGGACTGGACGAGCGGAAGGCCCAAATGCCAAGTAGCTCAAAGAAACAACACAATTTCATGGAAGCGATTGCACATTCGCCATCGTTTGCTAAGAAAGTAGGAGTCCCACAATCTGTGGGTAAAGAATTTTCTAACGCGGACAAGAACCGCAAATTTTCAAAAGGTGGTGATATGAAAGCAGAAATGATGAAAAAAGGTGGCATGCCTATGAAAATGAAAGACGGCAAAAAAGTGCCTATCTTCATGAACAAAGGTGGTATGGCTGCATCCTCGATGGGTAAAGTTAAAACTGCTGCTCCTAGCAAAGACGGTGTTGCCGAAAAAGGTAAGACCAAGGGTAAAATGATTACCATGAAACGTGGCGGAAAAGCCTGTTAAGGAGCTATTATGGCGACTAAAAAATATGATGGCCCACGTTATGCTTACACGGCGGGCGTTGGGAAAATGGCAGATGATAAATTTGACATTAAAAATCCCGAAGCTGAACTACGTACCAGTGATATGCCCGACCAAAAAGCAATGCGGTATATTACAGAAGACGATAAATTGTCTGAGTTTTTAAATCCTAAAGCTGGCGCTGGTCGTGGCGGTCAAGGCGGCCCTACCGCCAAAGAACTTGCAGATTACGAACGTAAACAAGACGCTGGTATTTTTACTGAAGGTAAAAAAATGCCCCCATCCCCCCGTGAGATGGCTAAAGGCGGCAAAGTTTCTTCTGCTTCTTCTCGTGCAGATGGTTGCGCTGTCAAAGGTAAAACTCGCGGAAAGATGGTGTAATTATGTTGGCATCCCGTGGTATGGGCGCAATCCGCGCTTCTAAAATGCCCGGCGCTAAGAAAAAAGCGCGGCGGGATGACACCGACTTTACCCAGTACAAAGAGGGTGGTGAGGTAAAATCTAAAGTAAACGAAGCTGGCAACTACACCAAACCCAGTTTACGTAAACGGATTTTTAACAGCGTAAAAGCTGCGGCAATTGTCGGTACGGGCGCGGGTCAGTGGAGTGCTAGAAAAGCACAAGTCATGGCTAAACGGTACAAAGCCGCAGGTGGTGGGTACAGAGACTGACATGAAAGCCTCACAAAAATCCCTCAAAGATTGGGGCAAACAAGATTGGACAACTAAAAGTGGTAAAAAATCTTCTGACACTGGTGAGCGATACCTTCCAAAAGCTGCGATCAAAAGTCTCAGCCCTGCTGAGTACGCTGCGACGACCAAAGCCAAGCGGGCAGGAAAAGCCGCTGGAAAACAATTTGTAGCCCAACCTAAAACAATTGCAAAGAAAACGGCAGGATTTAGATAATGGCTAAGACCACTGGCACTTCAGTTTTTAACCTTGACATGAACGACCTCATTGAAGAGGCGTTTGAGCGTTGCGGTCAAGAACTTCGCACGGGTTATAACTTCCGCACTGCACGTCGGTCGTTAAACTTGCTAACGATTGAGTGGGCTAACCGTGGTTTAAACTTTTGGACTGTAGAACAAGGCCAGATTCCAATGGTAACGGGTCAGGCTATATACCCCATGCCAGTGGACACAATTAATCTCCTAGATACCGTTATTCGCCAAAGCAACGGCACATCTAATCAGATCGACATTAACATCAGCGGTATCTCTGAATCAACTTACATGAGTCTGCCAAACAAATTGGCGCAAGGCCGTCCAATTCAACTTTGGTACAACCGTCAGTCAGGGCAAGAAAATCTTTCTACGGCTACTCTTAACGGGACTATTACATCTACAGCCACCACAATTACGGTGTCTAATGTAGCCAGTTTGACCACAGCAGGGTTTATAAAAATTGATAACGAAACAATCAGTTACCCTAATGTAGACCCTGTAAACAACCAGTTGATTAATTGCGCTCGTGGACAAAACGGCACAACTGCTGCGGCGCACACTACTGGCGCGGCTATAACCATACAAAATTTGCCTGCTATTAACGTGTGGCCTACACCTAATGCCCCCGGTAGCCAGTACATGTTTGTGTATTACCGCATGCGCCGTATTCAAGACTCTGGTACGGGCGTGACTGTACAAGATATTCCGTTTCGTTTTATCCCCTGCATGGTGGCGGGGTTGGCCTATTTGTTAAGTATGAAACTGCCAGATATCGACCCCAATCGTGTGATGGGGCTGAAGGCTGAGTATGAACAGCAATGGAGTTTGGCAGAAGCAGAAGACCGAGATACTTCTCCGTTAAGGTTTGTGCCAAGGAATTCTTTCTATGCCTAATCGGTTTGCTTCTGGTAAACATGCAATTGCTGAATGCGACCGTTGTGCGCAGAGGTACATGCTCAAGGAATTAAAGACACAGATAGTCAAGACTAAGCCATTTAAAGTTAAGGTTTGCCCAGCATGTTGGGACCCGGATCAGCCGCAGTTGCAACTGGGTATGTATCCAGTTAATGATCCGCAAGCTGTGCGTGATCCGCGTCCTGATGTGAGCTATCAAGCCTCTGGTCAAAGTGGCTTACAGATTTTGTTAACAAATAGCACTACGCAGGATGGGTTTGGTTACCCAGAACAAGGCAGTCGGGTCTTTGAATGGGGCTGGAGTCCTGTTGGTGGGGCAAGTGGGTTTGATACGTTTTTAACGCCAAATAGCTTGGTGTTAACGGTAGAACTTGGTACAGTTACGGTTACAACGACATAAGGAGTCGATCATGGACAAAGCGGATTTAAAACAGGACAAAAAGATGATGGCGGGAGCCGTGCACAAGCACGAGAAGAAGCTGCATCCGGGTCAGCCTATGACAAAATTTGCCAAGGGCGGCAAGACAAACGCTCAGATGAAAGCTATGGGGCGTGGTTTGGCTAAAGTTGCCAACCAGAAGAAGTCTTCCTTCACATACAAAAAAGGAGCCTGATATGGCCACTTTTAGCAAAAAGATGATGGGTAAAGAAGTTGGTGATGCCAGCGTTTATGCAGAACCGCATACTGGTTCTATGGCGGGTGTAGACATTAAGAATAGTGGCTATGACGGTGGTAACCGTTTGACTGCCAATGATGTCAATATGTCTGTTGGTAACATCAGCCGTGACCCTTATAAAGAACCAAAAACTTCTGGCATTAAGATTCGCGGCACTGGCGCGGCTACTAAAGGCGTGATAGCAAGAGGCCCAATGGCATGAACTATGCTGCTCTGGTCTCGGCTATCAAGTCGTACACTGAAAACTATGAAACGGATTTCATAGCGAACATCCCTGTTTTTGTAGGGCAGGCAGAGCAACGTATCTACAACACCATTCAGTTCCCATCATTGCGTAAAAACATGACGGGCGTAGTTTCTACCACAACGCCTTACTTGTCAGCCCCACCAGACTATTTGGCTACGTACTCGCTGGCGGTTATTGACGCAGATGGCAACTACGAGTACTTGCTGAACAAAGATGTAAACTTCATTCGTCAGTCATACCCCAAGGCTTCTGATACGGGGCTTCCAAGGTATTACGCTTTGTTTGGCCCAACAGTATCCAGTAGTACCATCACCACAGAGTTATCTTTTATAGTGGGGCCAAAGCCTGATGCTAACTACACAGTTGAGCTTCACTTTTTCTATTACCCCGAGTCCATTGTCACGGCCAGCACGACATGGCTTGGCGACAACTTTGATACCGTTCTTCTGTATGGCTCTTTGGTTGAAGCCTACACGTTTATGAAGGGCGAGACAGACATGATGGCTTTGTATGACGGCAAGTACAAAGAAGCGCTTATGTTGGCTAAACGTCTGGGTGATGGTCTGGAGCGTCAAGATGCCTATAGGTCTGGTCAATATAGACAGGCGGTGACTTAATGCTTACGCAAACCGCTACAAACACTTTTAAAACAGGGCTGATGACAGGCACGTATAACTTTAATACGGATGCGTTTAAGATTGCCTTGTATACGGCTAACGCTTCTTTAGATGCGACCACCACGGTTTATACAGCTACCGACGAAATTACTGGTACTGGATACACGGCTGGCGGTCAGAGCCTGACGGTGACAACAATCCCCACAACGGGCAGTTCTGGTAATGTGGCCTATATCTCGTTTGCCAATACATCTTGGACAGGCGCACTTACCGCTCGTGGCGCGTTAATTTATGATGTAACCAACGGAAACAAAACTGTTTGCATCCTAGATTTTGGCTCTGATAAGACTTCTACAACTACATTTACCGTGCAGTTTCCTGCGGCTACAAACACTTCAGCAATCATAAGGATCGCGTAATGGCTATTGTTACCACCACCAAAGGCGACATGGACGATTCTCTTCTTGAGAAAAAAGAAGGTTCCGTTGATAATGACGTTGAATTCACAACTTGGACTGAATACTGGTTAGATGGTGAACTTGTCCACCGTTCAGCGCATGTATCGCTAAAGACTTCCCCTTTCTCTGACCTC